ATTTAAGATTTGTTTTCTGACTCAAATAATCTTTGCAACAGAATAATATTTTGCAACCAAATTTTGAATGCATACAATTCATTGTACCAACAGGTGTAGTGCAACTGACTGTAATTCGTAAACTCTTGACTACTTCCATACAGGCTGTGTTTGAGCCATGGATTGAAATTTACTTCGTGATTGTTGTCTGATCGATATCTTGTAAAACGAGTAATGTATGTCCATGCAATATAAAACTTATCAAAATTTTGAATGTTTTTTATTGCACGATACACTATCCTATCATTGGTGCCGCCGCTCACTGCATCGTTGACAAAATCGCAATCTAACTGTTTTGCAATCAAACTAGGCCATGCTTGAGAATCTGGATCGGATAGATCGTCTCCCCAGGTGTGACTGCATCCGTTGAAATACAGTTTCATAAGTTTTGATAAATCTTCAACAGTAGTCGGTTGTCGTAGAATTCTGACTCAATGTTTGTGAGCTGGTCTGTCACAATCTGATCCACACTCTCAAATTTGATTTCGCCTGGCGCCATGTCTGTGTCTACATCTGAGTTCTTGTTTGGAATCAAACTCATCTCACGCAGATTGTAGTCTTTTACAAATGTTTCTTTAATGAAGTTGGCTTCTTCGTATGAGATTTCAATGTCTAGTCCAACACGCACATGCATCTTGGGCTTAAGAAGCGATGGAGCGTTATCAATAAGGTTTGCAAGTCCGTATACTCTATACGTCGGTTGAGCAGGCCAAGCATGAAACTCAGGCGCTGCTCCCCACTCCAGTACAGTAAGTCCTCGTTCGTCGTCACCAGCATCTGCATAATTGTGAGGGAACGCATTACCGATGTAGGTAATATTTTTCTTAGTCTGTCGCTTGTGAAAGTGTCCGGTGAATACATGTTCAAAATTCTCAAAGTCTTCTCTGCGTACTTCTCCGTGATCGGGCATCTCTACCATGGCGTTCATCAAGTAGCCCGGCAGTTCAAAGTGTCCAAACATGTACTTGCCAGTTAGCTTGGGTATCCTCTTGTGATCGTCACCGCACAGCCAAGGAGCAATAACGACGTCACCGCTACTAAACCAATCGTTACATATTTCCACATTGGGGAGATGACGTGCCCACTCCACGCTCTGAATATCACGCTTGTCGCGATAATAAAGGTCGTGATTCCCAGGTATAAAATACACGCGGTCAAAATTAGCATTTAGATGTTCCAGTGATCGAAGACTGTAGTTTAGTGTGACAATGTTCAGGCTGGCCCGATTGTTGTGCCAATCACCTAGGAACATGGCAGTTTCGCAACCTTCCTCTCGGGCCTTGGCAGTTGCCCATTTTACAAAAGCCAAACAATCTTCATTGTGCAGAGTTGAATTGGATTTGAGTCCAAAGTGTATGTCAGTGAAGATTGCGGCTTTGCGGAATAGATTAGTCATCCTGCTAGTATACTACTCATCCAAGCTAGATACAACCGGTCCGGACATGGCAGCCATGCCAGCTTTGCCGGAGTTCTGTCTAGTCCATGATGGGTTGAGTCCGTTCATCTCCAGGATGTCATCTCGGATATTTTGATTTTTCTTTTCAATGTTAAGAATACGTGTAAAGCTATTAGTGATCGCAGCGGTATAGTAAGCAAAGGGGTTTTGCGATTTAGATTCGTCAAATTGTAAACCAATTTGACTAAGTTGAAGTAAAGCCTGTCCACGCATTTCCTCGTTGTAGGTATAGCCGCGCCAGTTGGAACGTGTAGCATAGCGTTCGCACAGTTTCATAAACATCATGGCTAACTTGCGAGTCATGTTGCCGTGATCTTTGGAAAACTCTCCTGTGGCCAAATCACCTTTCCAGTGACTACGACCCACAAGGTACGGTTTCTTTTCTTCGTCCAGTCTATACTGTTCAAACGGAGGAAAGTTCACTCGCACGTGATTTAGGTCCAACACAGGCACATCCACAATGTCTGCTAGTGGATCTTCTGCCACATCATCCAGTTCAAAAATGTCTTCTAGCTTTTTGCGCTTGGCTTCGGCCTTGGTAATTTTTTTAGGTGCTCGGGGAATGTGATCCCAACAGGTGATGCGGAAAACTAAATCAGTGTTGGGAATTTTCTTTTGATCAATCACTTCGCCTGTTTCGCGCTTGATACGATCAGCACGATTTTTTCTTGCTTCAACTACAGTGCGTTGATTAATTTTGTCCAGGCCGGGCAGTATCAAATCAAACTGGTGGTCCTGTACAGGATCTCGATACCAGCAATAGGTGTTCTTGCTGAAGTGTATTTCTTTCAAAATATCACGGTTGTTTAGGTAATTGACACGAGGTGCCGCTTTTGGTAATAGAGTCATAGTATGACAAGGTCTCCTTACTAGGATTGTAGCATATTTACAACAATTGTCAACCTCTTGTTAAACTGAGCCGTTTTTGTCAGCGGTAAATAAGCTATAGGAACATCTAATGGCAACATACAGCTATTCAATACAAACAAAAATTCCGCTTACGTCACAACAGCAAGCGGCGATCCGGCGCGGCGGCTCCATACCAGACTCTGTACGAACAGCAGCAGACAATGCCACAATTGCCCTGGCTAATTCTACATTTGGGCAAAGTTATACCGTCGGAGATAAGTTTGGAGCTGTGACTGGCGGTAATTTTGTTACACAAACTCCAATAACTAGCCCAGCAGAAATTCCAGCAGCCTTGTTACCATTGAGTATAGCCCCAGTTCCAGGAGCTGTAAATCGATTGGTAGAAGTACGAGCTCCTGCACCTAACGATGCACCAGCAACTGCAATTGTTGAAGGCCTGCCTGCACCTCAAACACCACCCCCGGGTCCAGACATAACAACTCTACCAGTAGTAGCAACACCACCAGCTGTACAGCCCATTGTAGTTCCAACTCCTGTTGTTGAAACTACACCTATAGCACCAGCGCCCGTAGCATTTGAACCGTTAACTGTTGGCGGTAGAATATTAGCACCGGCGGAGTTTGAGGGTGCGGCAGATAGGGTTGTAACCCCACCGCCAAATACAAATCCAGCACCAGTCGCCATTGGCGCCGGTACACCTGGTGTTGATCCCAACGGCGGCGATCCCACAGGTGGTGCAGGTACAAACGTCAATCAAGAACCGCCAACAACAGCACCTGCGGCTGTTTTTGTTCCACCTGGTCCACAAACAGAACCAAATCCGCCGCCGCCAGACGCAGTAGTACCACCAGGTGTCAGCACAGCCGCTGCAACAAATCGAGCACAAGCTCAAAGCACCGATCAAACTCGTGTGAATCAACCTGCAGCGGCCGATTGGCGTGTGCGAATAAGTCTAGCACAAAATTCTTCTTATTTGTACAACGCTCCGGCCAATCAAAATGGCACAGGTGGACCAGGCATACTTGCACCATTGCGTCCCACCAATGGTGTGATATTTCCTTATACACCCAGTATTGAAACCAGTTATGTTGCTGATTACGCCAAAACAAATCTTATACACAGCAACTACAAAGGCCATTTTTATCAAAGTAGTTCAGTCAGTGACATAGTTATTCGTGGAACATTCACAGCACAAGACACTCGGGAAGCTTCTTATTTGTTGGCAGTAATTCACTTTTTTAGATCTGTTACAAAAATGTTTTACGGGCAAGACCCACAGGCCGGAACCCCTCCACCACTGGTATACTTGAGCGGCCTTGGACAATATCAGTTTAACAATCATCCCTGCGTGGTTACAAATTTTTCGTATAATCTTCCATCAGACGTTGATTATATTCGTGCCAATGGATTCAACAACATTGGATTGAACATGTCAAATCGCAAAAACCCAAGTTCAGGACCACCGCCGGGCGGCAGTTTAGGCACTGTGTTGGCTATCATTAGCAGATTAACAACATCTGGATTGAAGCCAGGCGCAGTAACTAAAGTTCCAAACTCCAGCACAGTTAATCAAAACGTTGCCAATCAAAATTCTGTCAACAGTACTTACGTGCCTACCAAGATGGAAATTTCAGTAACATTGTCGCCAATACAAACTCGCAGTCAAGTCAGTCAGCAGTTTAGTCTAGAAAATTTCGCCAATGGTGATTTGCTCAAAGGAGGATTCTGGTAATGGCTATTTCATATTCTAGTACCAGTGCATATTTTACCACTGGGTTCAATCAGTTTTATCTAGACCTCATGGTCAACAGACCCATTCCCAAACAAAGTGACGACATACTATGGATTATAAATGTAACCTATCAGTACCGACCAGATTTGTTGGCATATGACCTATACGGTGATCCCACACTATGGTGGGTGTTTTATCAGCGCAATCCCAACACATTAACTGCTCCTCCGTTAGACTTTGCTGCTGATACCACAATTTATCTTCCAAAGATCGCCACATTGCAATCAGCACTGGGATTTTAATATATGGCCGATAACGGAGAATACGCAAGATATCAATATCGGTTACTGCAACAAAAATTTGCAGCCGATGCTGCCGCACGAGCCGCTGCACGCGATACCGGCACTAATCCTCCTGTACGAACACTTGTTCAAACTCAAGCCACACCATCTAGTGATCCACGGCTAACAACCAATCCCACTGGCGGTATTAATTCTGTCACTGGCGAACCTCTTAATACTGTTGCCCCAACTCGCGCCGGAGTAGGCGCAACTGATGATAACACCAACAATAACAACACTAGCAGTAATACTTCTGACGCTGATATTGCAAATTCTGATGCGTCATATGGCGGCGCCACACAAGCTGAACAAGATGCAATTATCAAAGCACAACAAGGCACAGTTGCTGGTGCAGCAGGTACCAACAGCCGAAAACAAATTGTACCTCGTGGTAACATACTAGATAGATTTGCCAGTTACACCTACCGGGCCAGTGTGTATCTCATGACGTCTGACCAATATCAACAGTTGATTAGAAGTCAAAAAAAATCAATTAATGGATATAACTTGTTGTTTCAGAGTGGTGGCGCTCCGGCCAGCCAGGGCGGCTTTACTGGTGCGTTGAATACAAATGCCAACGACGCAACTGGCGGTGCAAACACAATTAATTTTAATGCAGCAGATGCCGGACGCAATCCTGCATTTCCTTTGGACTTTTATATTGATAGTATTACTATTTCAAATTTATCGCAAGGTCAGGCTACAGGAATTTCACACAGTGCGACTCAGTTAAAATTTACAGTGATAGAGCCAATGGGAATTACACTACTTGATCGAATATATCAGGCAGTTCAGGATCAAGCTCCCAAAGAACAAGGCACAGGAAAAATTAACTACACTACCGCTCAATATCTTATGGTATTGCGGTGGTATGGATATGACATTGATGGAAATTTAATCAAAGGTGGTCCAACCCTTAGCGATCCAAATGCTGTGGTTGAAAAATTTATTCCGTTTGCTATCAACGGAATCAACTGGTCAGTCAACAGCAAATTAGTCAACTACGATTTTGATTGTACTCCAATTGATCAGTATGTAGCCGGCGGAACCAGACGAGGCGCAGTGCCATATAACATGCAACTTAGCGGTAGTACTGTGGCTGACGTGTTAGGCGGTACGGTGGCAACCCAAACAGCAACTGCTGCTGCTCCAGGCGCATCAACCACTTCTTCAACACCGGATCAAAGTGGGGCAGCTAATGCTGCGGCAGCACCCCCAAAGGCCAATGCAGCCGGCAATCCTGATCCAGCAGTCAAAGTTGGACTTATGGCAGCCATGAACGAACATGTCAATCAACTGACCACTGGAACAAGACCACTTTACCAGGTTGCTGATCAGTATGAGATAGTGTTTGTTGGTGCAGCCAAACAACTTATTGGTGATGCTACCATTGTATTGCCTGGGGAAAAAAAAGAAGCCAATCAAACTCCAATGGGGACAACACAAACAAAAGATGCCAAAAGTGCAAGTCCTACTACTGATAAAAAAAATGTCACTCAGAAAATTATTCCAGCTGTTGCCGGGCAATCCATAGTGCAGTTAATTGATAAGGTCATCAGAAACAGCAGTTATATAACCAGTCAACAGCTAACTCAAATCAATCCGTTTGGTGGCCCAACAGATTTAGATGGCGGTGGTGAACAACCCAATCCTGAGGCCGCAAACAAACCTGTAAATTGGTTTAGAATAAATTTTGAAGCAATTCCAATCAAACCAGATAATTTACGAAATGACTACGCATACAAGATACGCTATATTATCAGTGTGTATAAAATTGACAAATATGACAGTAAATATTTTCCAGTAGGAACTTTTAGAGGTGTTCACAAAAGCTATCCTTGGTGGTTTACCGGCAAAAATACTGCGGTACTTGAGTATCAAGAAACTTTAAATACTGCCTACAACATGTTGGTCAGTGGCAGTGATACTCAAGACTCTGGTAGCGAAACTACACGAAAACAAATTGCAGCCACCATGCAAGACATAGTGATTTACACATACGGCCCAAATAGTGGTGAATCCATGCAAGGCAGTAAAGACCGTGGCAACGAAGCGTCTGCCAACCTGGCAGACAGTCTGTATGGCGGTGCAGATCTTGCTAACAGCACTTTAAAGATCATTGGAGATCCTGCATGGATTCAACAAGGCAGTCTCAGTGGTGGCGTTACTGCTGCTGATCTTGAGATTGGTAGTTTTTTGCCCGACGGCACAATCAACTTTGACGGCGAACAAATCATGTACGAAGTCGCATGGAATCGCCCAGATGACTATGACCTTGCTACAGGTATGGCTGCTCCTACCAGTAAAAAAAACAAAACCAAAAGCAGAGTGTATCTTGCCACAACTGTAACTAGTGAATTTAAACAAGGTAAATTTGAACAATCAATTTCTGGAACATTGGTCAATCTTCCCAAACCAGATGGATCAAACAAAGCACCAGATGCGTCACTTCCTATACCAACAAATGAAAGAGATGAGCGCGGCAGAGCAACTACCGGCTTTGATTCTAGAGTAGCAGCCACGCAATCGTCAATGCCAACAGCACCGCAAGTGAATGTAAATCCCAGCAATAACTCGCCACAAACTTTAAATACGTCGGCCCCGGGACCAAATGATAACGCAAGTCCGGTACCACCACCGCAGCCGGCAACGTCGGGCTCGGGAGAAAATTTAGACGTAGGAGATCCGTTTGTGCCACCAGGTGCGCTGTCCGGCAGAATCACAGCAGATGGTCTAGACAACTCACCATCTACTCCGCAAATTATATCAAGAGATTATTAAGGAATATCAATGGCAGAACAAGTTCAACGCAGTAGAGGACGTAATAAAAATTACAAGTTTGATCGTGGAGGAGCTCCTGCGGAGTTTGGGCCGTTTTACGGCATTGTAAAAAACACCAATGATTCAATAAGATCAGGACGCATACAGGCGTAACAAAAATTACAAGTTTGATCGCGGAGGAGCTCCTGCAGAGTTTGGTCCTTTCTATGGTGTTGTAAAAAATACCAATGATTCAATAAGATCAGGACGCATACAGGTATACATTACGGCATTCAGTGATGGCAATGAAGATGACACTTCCAAATGGACCACAGTAAGTTACATGCCACAGTTTTTTGGATCAACTCCTTACAATCCTGCCAAAGAAGGATTAGGGTCATACATTGACGGCAACTCCAACAGCTATGGCATGTGGTTTACTCCACCGGACGTGGGCATCACAGTTTTGTGTGTGTTTGTAAATGGTGACCGTAGTCAAGGTTATTACATTGGCACAGCACCTGATCAAAGCATAGGACACATGGTTCCTGCTGTTGGTGCCAGCACATCATTTGTTACCGAAAATGAAAATCAAGCCGCTTACTTTGAAGGCGCTATTCGATTGCCTGTGGTAGAAATCAACACAAACAACTTGGCATTAGAAGAGTCTAGCCGATTCTTTGACAAACCCAAACCTGTACACAGTGTGGTTGCAGAAACCATGTTTCGTCAAGGCCTAATCAAAGATCCAGAACGTGGTCCCATTGGTAGTTCAAGTCAACGTGAGTCACCTTCTGCTGTGTACGGCATCAGCACACCGGGATCTGCTGTGTATCAAGGCGGCATGAAATTTGGAGAAATACAAGAACAAATTGATGCTGGAACACTAAAACCTCAAGACCTCAAAGTGATAGGCCGTGTGGGTGGCCACAGTATGGTAATGGATGATGGCGATATTGATGGCTCCAATCGATTGTTGCGTTTTAGAACCACCTCTGGTCATCAAATCACAATGAGTGACAGCGGAGACTTTTTCTACATCACTCATGCCAATGGACTTGCTTGGTTTGAACTTGGTTCTCAAGGCACACTAGATGTGTATGCCACAAATTCAATTAACTTGCGCACTCGTGGCGACATCAATTTGCATGCTGATAGAGACATCAACATGTATGCAGGTGGCAGCATCAAAGCCAAAGCAGTAGAAGATATTACCTTGCAAGCTGATGCAGACCTCACAGCAATTGCACAACAAAATTTAAAACTATATAGCAAAAGTTATGTTGGCATAAAAGCTGATGGCAGCTTGGCATTGCAGAGTGCGTCAGGAAGTTGGGATGGCGGCAGTGCATTGAAATTCACAGCAGGTGGAATTGATCTCAACGGCCCTGCTGCTGATGCAGTGCCTGCACCCAACAACTTGACCACAACCATCTTAGATGACACTACATTCAGCAGTGCTACTGGTTGGACAGTTGAAACAGATGGTTTAGAAAGTATTGTGACTCGAGCACCCACACACGAACCGTATCCTTATCACAACAAAGGTGTGGATATTGAAATTCCGTTGGAAGCAGGACAACCGCCACCCAATCCGGGTGCTGTGCCAGTGCCTGCGGGATTTGAGCTGGCAAGAAAAGCATGAGTACATTTAATTTTGATTTTAATGGGCAAAAGTTTGAAATCAAAGCCCCTGCTGGCGTTACGTTTGAACAGGCCAAAGCAGTGTTTGACCAACAAACAGCCAGCGGCGGCCTCACAGGATTTAGAGTTGGTGATGTACTAAGCCCAGCCACTCAGGCCGCTGCCGGTTTGGCCGCTGCTCAAAGTCAAGTAACACAAGGCCTAGCATCACTGACTGGCAACCTACCTGGGGGAACAAATCTAAGCAGCCTTACAGCCAGCATAGGAACACTGGGACAAGGTGCAGGCACACAAGTGGCCAGCGCATTAAAAGGCGGTGCGGCTGCATTTAATTCATTGACCACTGGAGCCGGCGCTGCTGGTAGTTCATTTAAACAATCACTAGCAGGGGCAGGATTTGATCCAGTTACTGGTAGAAATGCTTCGTTAGACTCTGCCTATGCCACAGGTGGTGTATCAGGAGCTATAGGAGCATTCTCCGGAACACTAGGCGCTCTTAGTGGACCACTCACAGGAGCAGCAGGTCAAGTTGGAAGTTTAGCCAGCACAGCAGTTGGCACACTATCTAGGTTAATTAGAGGAACTCCCACTGATGGTATCAACATAGCAGACTTTGCCAAACAAGGTCCGGCATTGAGTGGTATTGGCAACATGAGTTTGCCTGACGTCACTGGTGCTCTAGCGCAGGCCAGCAAGTTGGTAGGTCAAGGTGCCGGCACAATCAGTAATGCACTAGGTGCCGGCAAGTTTGGGTTTGATGCCGGACAACTAGAACGAGCAGGCCTTGTGAAGCCCGGTACTGCCGCGGCATTCCTGGCAGCAGGCGAAAATGATCTTACCAGTGTGCTAAAGAGTCCCACAGTGTGGACTGGCAAAGATGGCGTAAAAGGCCTTGACGGCTTGTTAGGCAACAGTGGATTACAGGACAAAGTGCAACAGGGATTGATGAAATCAGGGCTTGATGATTTAAAATCAATTGGCATACCCACAGACAAATTGACTCCGCAAGCACTTAGTGGCCTAGCCACCAATGCCGCTAAGAGTGTGTCAGACACTGCTAACTGGGCAAAGAATGTGCCCGGATTGCCTGCAGACGTCAAAGCTAAATTTGATGCCACGGCTGTAAATGGCGCATTTGCTGTGAATTTAACGCAGGCCAAAGTGGATGAACCAGTGTTGCAAGAAACCAAACCAGTAGCTGCCGCCGATACTGTTAACAGCGCCACAGTAGATGCTGCGGCTAAACGAGTTACAGGTGATGAACGGGTACCTCAAGTCAGCGGTAATAGCTCAAGTAGTTCTATTGCAGTCTATGCATTTTCAGACTTTATAAGTTCTCTAAGTACATCATTCTCTGTGTTAAAAACAAAAATTAATTCAATCAACCAAGAGTATCAAACTATTACTCAAGAGCAATGGAATCTTATAAACGGCGAAGCGGTTGTACTGCGAGCCACAGTTAGAGCAAGGCTAGTCGATCTTAATGGTGCTGCTCTTAAAGAATTGGAGGCTATTGAAAGTCAGAACTTAGGTACGTACACTCGAAACGATATTATCAACACATACAATTTTGCATTAAAAGACGCAAAATCAATGACCGCGCTCAGTGAAGAAATTAGACAATTAATCAAGGATCTAGCCAACAAAATTTCAGTCAGAGCATCGAGCAATAGCTACAGTGGCGCCGGTTAATTTTAAATAAATATAGATATGACTACCTTTGTTGGCTTTAACACACAGAATCAATACAAAAAATTCACACTTGTGGACTTTGAATTGGTCAAACGCGATCTCTTGAATGCGTTTAACATTCGCCAAGGACAATTGCCTGGACGTCCTGCGTATGGTACAATACTGTGGAACTACTTGTTTGAAAATCAAGTTGACGCTGTTCAACAAGGCATTGTGAATGAAGTGCAACGAGTGGCTGGTGGCGATCCCAGAATATTCATCAGCAACATCAATGTGTATCCACAAGAAAATGGCATGCTGATTGAATTGGAAATACAGACTGTAGGCGGAGTCAATGCCGAAATACTAAACGTATTCTTCAACCAAGTCAGCCGTTCGGCCAGCTATGTATAACTACGCCGTTTTTTATCCGTATAAATAACAGATAAAGAACACAAGGCCCAGACGCAATGGCAAAAACCACTAGACAAACAGCGATATTTGGTGTAGAAGATTGGAAACAAATCTATCAAACCTATCGCGAAGCAGACTTCCAAAGCTATGACTTTGAAACTCTACGCAAGAGTTTTACCGATTACCTGCGTTTGTACTATCCAGAAACATTCAATGACTATATTGAATCATCAGAATACATTGCTTTATTAGACGTTATTGCGTTTATGGGACAGGCTCTAGCCTTCCGCACTGACCTAAACACAAGAGAAAACTACTTAGACACAGCAGAACGTAGAGATTCAGTTACTCGCCTGGCCAATCTTGTTAGCTACACTGCCAAACGCAACACAGCCGCCCAAGGCTTACTCAAAGCGTTCTCAGTGACCACAACAGAAAACGTTGTGGATTACAACGGAGTTAATCTGGCCAACGTCACAGTAAACTGGGCTGACCCCACAAACTTTGACTGGCTAGAACAGTGGAACGCTATTGTTAATTCATCCTTGGTCAGCAGTCAAAAAATTGGTCGCCCGTCAAATCGTCAAACTATTCTGGGTGTGGATACTAGCGAATATGGTATTAACTTGGTGCCTGGATTCTTGCCAGTGATTCCTTATACGGCTACTGTGGATGGTGTGAACATGCCTTTTGAAGCCACAACTTCGACCACAGCTGGTACAGATTATATCTACGAACCCAGTCCAAAACCCAATACTGCATTTAATGTGCTGTATCGCAATGACCAATTGGGGTACCAAAGTGCCAACAATGGATACTTCTTTTTCTTCAAACAAGGTACATTGCAAAATCAAGACTTTAACTTGGCTGAACGCATTGCCAATCGCACAGTAAACATCAATATTGAAGGTGTGAACAACGATGACCGTTGGCTATTTCAGTTAGACAATGTGGGCAGTATCAGTCGGGAGTGGACATTTACTGAAAACATTTATTCGTCAGCTGCTGAACAAACTGCAACACTAAGACCAATTTTTTCTACCACCAGTAGAACCAATGATCAGATTACCATGGTGTTTGGTGATGGCGTGTTTTCAGAAATTCCGGTAGGCATCTTCCGTGCGTATGTTCGTGCAAGCAATGGCTTGCAATATATTATCAATCCTGCTGAAATGCAAAACGTGGTATTACCAATCAGTTATATTGACCGCAATGGTAATATTCAAACTATGACATTTACATGTGGCATCACTCAACCAGTAAGTAATGCACAGAGTCGGGAAAGTATTGATGCTATCAAACAACGTGCGCCTGCTAGATACTACACACAAAATCGCATGGTCAACGGCGAAGACTACAATCTGTTTCCGTTTACTCTTTACAACTCTATTATCAAATCAAAAGCAGTAAATCGTGCATCAATTGGTACCAGCCGATATTTAGACTTGGTAGATAACACAGGCAAATATTCATCAACCAACACATTCTCCAGTGATGGTGCCATGTGGGAAAATAATATTTTGCCTGCTACATTGTTTGCCTGGACCAACCGCAACGAAATTGCCGAACTTATTAGCAATCAAGTACAGCCTGCTATTGCCGACGCTACATTCAAACAATTTTATTATGCAAATTTTCCAAGGATAACTGTAAACACCGGTACTACCGCACTCAGCAGTTGGCACCAAAGCACAACATTGGCCAATGAGACCACTGGGTATTTTGAAAATGCGTTAGGTTCTCCAGTCATGGTCGGAACCTCCAGCAGTACTGCATTTAAATATGTGGCACAAAAAAGTTTAATTAAATTTATACCCCCAGTAATTAACGGTCAACCCTATTACTTTGATGCCAACAATAGACTCAAAGCAGGCTTGCCAACTAGACCCGAAGATCATTTGGAAATTTGGGCCAGTCCTCTTGCCATAGTTGGTGACGGCAGTAATGGCGGGGTTGGCAATCTGACCAATGGGCAAGGTCCAGTAGCACTCAATAATTTTGTACCCACTGGGGCAATTGTAGACAGTATTATTCCTGTATTCCTTACTGACCTAAGCACTACTATTCGTGAAGAAATTACACAACAAATTTTGTTATATAGAAATTTTGGTCTTGGGTACGACAACGACGGTGACATTACAGGTACCGCCGGCACTTGGTATATTATCACAAGTACCAACTTAGATGCCGATGCCACTTGGAGCCAGACATATGCAGGTAACACCTCTGGGCAAAATTTAGATGCTTCGTGGTTGGTGCAGTTTGTGGCAGTGGACAACAAATACACAATCACGTTCCGAGGACTTGCTTATTATTTTGGTTCAGTACTGCAAACAAGATTTTTCTTTTACGGCAATCAAAAAATCTACGACAGTCGGTCAGGAACCACAATCAAAGATTTTATTAACGTGCTGGCAGTAAACACCAAACCGGACAGTTCGTCTCCATTGCCCGGAGACATTTATACCACTATCATTGGCCAGCCTGTAGAGTCTGATGGCTACGTTGATGACTTCCAGGTATTGATCAGCTATAGAGATTCCGACTCAGATGGCGTGCCCGATAATCCAGATTTTTTCAATGAAATTGTTGCTCCAAGTGTTACTCCTAATCTTAAATTGATATTCTTACAACAAACTGTGGATTTTGATAATCTGCAACGATACTTGTTAGTAGAGCCCGGTGTGGTCAATTCAGACTATCCTACATATGATTCCATCGAACTGGTGAAATTCCAGTATTCCCCTGGTCAGGTGTTTTATGGTTATAGTGATGAATTATTTTACACATTAACAATCAATACTGCCGGCACTAGAGTCATAACTCAAACTGCAGAAGGTGAGTGGATTGCCAGAACAGGACGCCAGGCGCTGTATTTCCAGTACCGTCATAATTCACCATTGACCAACAGAATTGATCCAGGCACTACCAACATCATTGACTTGTATGTTGTGACCCAGGCCTACTACACTGCATATCAAAATTGGATTAAAGATACCACTGGCACTGTGTCTGAACCAGATGTGCCAACTATTGATGCACTCAGCACAGAATATCAAAATCTCAATGAATACAAAATGTTGAGTGATAACATTATTTTAAATTCTGTAGTGTTCAAACCATTGTTTGGGCCCAAAGCAGCCAAGACATTGCAAGCCACAATCAAAGTTATTCGTGCTCAGAATTCCACAGCCAGCAATAGTGAAATACAAAGTTCTGTGTTGGCTGCTATGAATGAGTATTTTAGCATTGACAAATGGAGTTTTGGAGACACATTTTATTTCTCAGAGCTGGCAGCATACCTGCACAGATATCTTGGAACCATAATCAGTTCAGTGGTACTGGTGCCACTAGACACACAAAAATACTTTGGCGACATGTACGAAGTGCGAGCAGAACCCAGTGAAATATTTGTCAACGGCGCTACTATCGACAATATCATTGTGATTGATGCATTGACCAGTACCAATTTGCGTACTGCACCTGGTAGCGGAGTAATTTAATGGCAAAAGTACGCTCAGTAGATTTTCTTCCTGAAATTTTTCAGACTGACGCCAACAAGCAATTCTTGGCTGCTACTTTGGATCAGTTGATTCAAGAGCCAAAGTTTAAAAAGACTCAAGGTTACATTGGCCGCACAGTTGGGCCGGGGGTAAATCCCAATGACAAATATGTTCTTGAGCCTAGCAAAACTCGTGTTGACTATCAACTTGAACCTGGGGTGATCAGTGTTGACCCTGCAGACAATAACAAAATAATAGATGCTATTACCTATCCGGGCATAACTGACTCATTGGTATACCAAGGCAGTCCATCAACACAGCCTAGCAGATTGTACACCAGTGATTATTACACATTTGATCCGTTTATAGATTTTGATACATTTGTAAACTTCAGTCAATACTACTGGGTTCCAAACGGGCCAGATGTAGTGACAGTACAATCTCCGGGTGTGGCCTTAAGTCAAAATTTTACTGTTAACAGAGCCAATGGAGTTTACACATTTTCGGGTGTCACTGGAAACAATCCCACACTAAATTTAGTTAGAGGTGGCAACTACACATTCCAAGTGGCGCAGAATGCCAAAGAGTCTGTGAATTATCGAGTAACACGTACCAACGTTACCAGTTATAATATTGACAATGAACCCAACGCCACTGTTATTTTAACTCGTGGCAACACCTATACTTTCAATTTGTTTTTGCAAGGTGACTTTCCATTCTGGATTAAAACTGCTGCTACCACAGGCACAGGTGATGCCTACAACTCAGGAGTCACACGCAATGGGTCAACAACTGGTGTAGTGACATTTACTGTGCCACAAGATGCACCTAACACACTATATTACTCTTGTCAAAATCAAAGTCTCATGCGCGGCACTATCAGCGTGATTGACGCTCAGCCCGGCGACGGACCAGGATTTTGGATTCAAACAAATCCAGGAGTAAGCGGTGAAAATCCTGTTACTCCAAACATAAGCTCTAGATCTATATATGGCGCAACTGACAATGGGCTTGATCTTGGAACAATTAATTTCAACGTGCCACAAAAAACAGCACAAGATTTTTATTATAGTCTTACTAGCCTTGGTACTGTAGATCTTGTGACTGATCTAAATTTTGAAGACATTGATGGTGCAAGACTAGATCAGTTTATTGCTACCTATGGCGGCATTGATGGAATAACTGGACTTAACACAAGAACTCTGGTGTTTGTTAATTCATTAGGCAATCCTGCTACTGATTACTACAATCTCTGGCGTATAAGTTATGTCACAGTTGGTGACTTCACCTACCTTTCATTGGCCAGTATACAAATTATAAACAACTTGGAAAAATGGACCATACGATATGGCACAGATTATGCCAGCACACAATGGTATAAAAATCAAACCGGCTACATAATTGAAATTCCAGTGCTGACTGCTAAATTGGATACTTTGTATTACCAAGATGGTACTGATCCAGAAATTTTTGGCACCATACGATTGATCGAGCAAGAAAACGACAGCACAGTTTACATAGATGATATTTTGGGTAATGCCAACTACACCAGCTCAAATGGTGTGGTGTTTACTAATGGACTAAAAGTTCAATTCTTGGGAAATGTGTTACCAGCCAGTTATGCCACTGGGTCTACTGCTTTTATTTGCACAAACACCGCGGCAGGTATTAATCTCATTACCACAGAATCCACAACAGGAATGGCAGTAGGACAAGAAGTTATTTTTACTGGCACGCCATTTGGCGGCGTGAGCACAGGTGTAACTTATTATGTTCACACAGTTTTTAGCACTAGTCAATTCAAAGTAAGTGTAACTAAAAATGGCCCAGCACTAACGTTAACTTCTGCCAGTGGTACAATGACTGCTACTTCTAGTCAAAATCCACAATACTATGTGAGTGGAGTAGGAACTGCAATAGAACTGTTACCTGTAGAAAATTACATCACGCCAGAAGAATATGCCACCTCTGCTGCTGTTGATTACCTTACTATCAGTCGAGAGAGTCCAGACCTAAATGCCTGGAGCCGTAGCAATCGTTGGTTCCATATTGATGTTCTAAATGCCACCGGCGCATATAACGACACACCAGTTGTGATAGATAGCGATCAAAAAGCCAAACGACCAATTATACAATTCCGGGGTGGTATCAGACTGTATAACATGGGAACAGCAGCCGAACAGCCAGTGGATACCATTGACTTTACTGAAACTGATGCGTTTAGTAATGTAGAAGGTAGCACTGAATATTCAGTGAATGATTATACATTTGTCAATGGTAGCCGTGTAATTTTTGCAGCCGACGAGGATCCAGCTGTACGCAGTAAAATTTATGTGGTAAATTTTATTATACCAGATACAGTGGCACCGTTAATTGCACAACCAATTATAAATTTGGTAGAAGCAGTTGACGGAGAAATTTTAACCAATCAGAATACAGTATGCCTTGGCGGATCACAAGTTGGTGTTACTTTTTGGTATGATGGTGTAAATTGGTTAGAAGCACAGCAAAAAACCGCAGTACAACAAGCACCATTGTTTGATGTGTATGATGCAAATGGGGTAAGTTTGTCTAACAGAACTACATACCCTAGTTCAACCTTCTTTGGCACAAAATTGTTTAGCTACGCTACTGGATCAGGTACTACTGATCCAGTGTTACAGCTTGTACTCAAATACCTCACATTGACCAATGTAGGAGATATTGTGTTTGATAACAATTTGTATTCAGATACATTTGTGTATGTGGTCGACAATGCCAGTGTTACTTTGCCAATCAGTTCAGGATTTGTTTATAAGTATGCGTCAAGAACTGTGTACGAGAGATTAATTGGTTGGCAAACGGCTGTAGTACCAACCTTAATGAGTCAGCAGTTTAAATTTATCTATGACACTGGCCCATTGAGACTCGACGTAGCAGTACAGTCTGATACAGTAACTATAGTGCCTAGTGTGAAAATTTTTGTAGGATCAATTTTTCAAGATCCAGGCACATACACAGTGGCTACTACAGCTAATACCACAACCATTACTTTTAATACTGCACATGTAGTAGGAGATGTCATCGAAGTTGAAGCACTAAGTGATCAAATTAGTCAGGTAGCTTTTTATCAAGTTCCGTTAAATCTCAATAACAATCCACTAAACGCCAACAGTCCCAGTTTTACCTTGGGTACATTGCGCACACATTATCAAAGTATCTGCCAAAATTTAACCACATTCTCTGGCGCAATCAATGGTACCAACAACACTAGAGACCTTGGTAATATCATACCTTATGGTCAGATAATCTTACAACAAAGTTCGCCACTCACACTTGCTGGATACTTTATGAGATCTCAGCAGTACAATATTTTTGGTGCGTTAGAATACAACAGTAGAGAATATCAAAAGTACAAAAATCAAATGCTGGAAGCAGTGACCAGACAAACTATTCAGTATGAAACT